TATTTAATTTTCTATTACCATAACCACCAGTGACAGCCATCTGATCAGAAATAGATTTTCCATATTTTACTATTTCATCACAAATCCTAGGAGGGATTACTGATTGGAAGTACCAATAATAATTTGTTAGGTTCATATATCTTTATAAACTTAATATAACATTTGTTATTTAGTTGTCAATTTTATTTTGAAAGAACTAATGTTCCCGTAACGGTGAATGTAGCAACACCTGCTCCGCAAGCTAAAGTTGTAAAAGTATTTGTTCCTGGTGTAACTGATATTGCTTCAGATACGTTTGCATCAGCAGGAACTCTTACTACAACTATTCCTGGTCCACCTTGACCACCTGCTGCTCCTGGACCTGGAGGATTTGTAACAGAAGCTCCACCACCTCCACCACCAGTATTATCAGTACCGTTCTCACCTGCTCTTGGAGTAGAAAAAGGCGAAGGTCCAGGTACACTACCTCTACCTCCACCACCATTACCACCTGCTACTCCTGCATTTCTTTCTGAATCTGGATAACAACCACCATTAGCTCCACCTCCACCACCACCTGCATAAAATACTGGTGAACCTGTGATAGAATTTTCTAAACCAACACCACCTGTTCCAAAACCTGCACCACCATCTTGCCCAGTGGTACCAGCAGCTCCTGCTCCACCACCTCCACCTCCAGATTGAGGAGAAGAATTACCACCTGCATTACCTTGACCAGGAGGACTTGCTGACCCTCCAGTACCTGTAGCAGCTCCTGAAGTACCAGCTCCACCACCCGAACCACCTGCACTACCTGGAGTTGTTGGAGTCGTAGAACCACCACCTCCACCACCTCCATTTGAGGTTATAGAATTAAAAACTGAGTTAGCTCCTGTTGTACCTCTTCCACGTCCTGGTCCAGGACCACCTGCTCCACCACCACCAACTGTCACTGGAAAAGTTGTATTAATTGTTAAAGGAGTTGCAGAAGTTGGAGTAGAAAAAGATGATTTAAATCCTCCTGCTCCACCTCCACCACCATCGTGACCAGCACCTGCACAGTTACTGGCACCTCCTCCACCACCTCCAGCTACAATTAAAAAATCTGCACTAAAAGGTGCTAACAATTGTCTTGGCCATGTTCCTTGAGACTTGGCACTAAATTGACTTTGCATTGACCATATACCACTTGCTTTAGATAATTCTTTTACGATAACTATACCTGGTCCACCTGCTCCACCTGCTCCAAAATTACTTGATCCACAATTTTTACCTCCACCACCTCCACCGCCACCACCAGTGTTAGTTGTACCTGCTGTTCCGTTTGCAGTGCTAGATCCACCTTGTCCACCTGCACCACCACCTCCTGTGCCTCCACTTCCCGCTGGAGCTGTAGGTCCTGGTGACCAACCACCACCTCCTGCACCACCGCCATAAACTCCACAGTTTGGAGTACACGCTATAAAAGGACTTGTGTCTAAACCTGCTCCACCTGCTCCACCTGGATTTGCATTAGTTGGAGCTCCACCACCATCGTCTCCACCCGCTGCACCTGCTCCGCCACCACCTTTTCCACCTCTACCTGATCCTCCACCTGCTGCATTTGATTGAGGTGCACCTGATGCTCCACCAGCGACTGCACCTGGACCGCTTAATCCACCACCTCCTGGAACACAACCAATACTTGATGCTGATCCTGCTGATCCAAGTCCTTCACCCGTAGATGCAGATGGAGGTCCTCCAGATCCACCAGCACCCACTGTTGCAGTAAAAGGTCCACATACATTTATTTCACATGTAGCTATTCCACCACCACCTGCTCCACCACCACCTTGTGATGAAAAACCTACATTACCACCACCTCCACCGCCAACAATTACTGCTTGAACTACTCTTGTTCCTGCTTGTGTAGTTACTGTGCCTGTGGATGTTTTAGTTGTAACAGTGCACTTCCCAAAGGAAGTTTTATTTGTTTTTCCTAATATACCACCATTTGCTGAGCCAGATTTATTTCTTGGCATTTAAGTGTCCTCCTATTCGGACACCCAAGTTGTGCCATTCCAATCGTATTTGGTAGGTGTTTCCGATTCGTCGTTTGATTTAGTTGCTTCCCAACCTTTTGTGTTGTCAGCTTGATATTTTGTTTCGTTCCAAGAAATTATGTATCTAACATCACCCTCTTCTATAACTGTTGGATATGTAATCGGTGCTTTCCAATCATCATTATCATCTAATGACCATGAAGCATAGGGTTGTTGTGCTAAAAATTTATCTTTTACAGGATCATAAATCATCCCGATACCTGCGTACATTTTTCTAAAATTATTATTATAAGAAGTCTGTTTCCAGATTCCACCTTTGAAAAAATTAACACACCATGTTTCTCCATCAACATGCATATCATTAGAACCTAATGGTCCTGCTGCTGTATCTATATCGTTGCCTACAACAACGACTCTTTGTACTACTTGATGTGAATCTGACGTAAATCCTGTAGGATCTGTCATTGCTTTTAGTTCTGCGAAATGTGCCATTTTTTTACTCCTTAAATGTTATATTTATAATTTAATTTTAACTTATAGTCAACGTCCCAGTTACAGTATATGTCATTACAGTGCATCCTCCTGCAGGTCCTGGTAATGTTGTTTTTGTGTTAGTTCCTGGTGCCACTGTAAAACTAGGTCCTTGTGGTCCCGGTGCTCTCAATACTACAATTCCAGTTCCACCATTTCCTCCAGTATTAGATCCACAGCCACCGCCACCACCGCCACCACCAGTGTTTACAGTCCCATTTGTTCCATTTGCTTGAGGACTACCATTTTGTCCACCTGCTCCACCACCGCCAGTTCCACCTGCTCCACCTGGAGGCTGTGGTGCTGCTTGTGCACCTCCACCGCCACCACCAGCATAAGCCACTGGACTTCCTGTGATTGAATTTGTTGCTCCAGCTCCACCTGCTCCAATAATAGCTCCACTACCAGCTGAACCACCAGTTCCACCAACAGCTGTGGCTCCACCACCACCGCCTGATCCATTACATCCACCTTGTCTACCTTGACCACCATTAAAACCTTGAACTGGATTCGTTGGTTGAACATTACCTGATGGTGCTGGTACAGGTGCTGAGTCATTAGCATTTCCGCCTCCAGACCCTCCAGGAATACCAGTGGTTACCGCAGTGCTTCCAGCACCAGCAGATCCAGCTCCACCACCACCATTTGTAAATATATATCCAGCTTTCGAATCTGTTCCTGATGATCCTTTATTATTTGAAGAACCACCTGAACCACCAGCACCAACTGTAATAGCGTTTGGTCCTGGACTTAAAAATAATTTTGTTCCTCCTGGAAAAGATGTTCTAAATCCTCCAGCTCCACCACCTCCACCATAGTTAGATCCACCACCTCCACCACCTGATACTACTAGATAATCTAATGCCACACCATCGCCTGTATCTATGATATTTAAATTAGTTGATGTTTTAATTTCTGCAATTTGAGTTGAACCGTCAGGAGATGTGACCGGTGCACATGTACTGCATGTTGTAAAGTAAACTCCTGCAGTTGAAGGTGCTCTTGCAATTACAATTCCTGATCCACCTGCTACACCTGTAGCATTTTCACAAGGTGGTCCTCCACCCCCAGCTCCACCACCTGTATTTGCTGTACCAGTTGTTCCAGCATTTCCAGGTCGTCCTCCACAACCACCACCACCAGATCCTCCAGATCCAGAACTCGATACACCTCCACCACCTCCACCACCAGCGTAAGATGTTGCACATGCTAAAGATAAAATATTATTCGGTGCTCCTGCTCCACCATTACCACCTGCTCTTATTAAAGGTGGATTTGAAAAAGTTCCATTTGCTCCAGATGCGGTTGCTCCACCTCCACCACCTCCAGCGTTACCTGTTCCTGTTGCACCATTACCACCAGAATTACCTTGTGGTGGATCTACAGGAGGTGTATTACCAGCACCTCCAGATCTACCACTACTAGGGTGACCGGCTCCACCACCACCAGAACCTCCATTAGCACTATTTATATTTGATGCTCCTCTACCTGCTCCACCACCTCCAGCAGATGTAATTGTTCCAAAAACAGAATCACTACCACTTGGTGCAAGAGCACAAGTGTCTGGCCCACCACCTGTTCCACCAGCTCCAACCGTTACTGGAACAGTTCCTAAACCTAAACTTAATGCTGTGCCTTGTAATGGACTTGGACCGAAACCTGATGCACGATAACCTCCTGCACCACCTCCTCCACCACCATCAAAACCTGATCCTCCACCACCAGCGACAACCAAATAATCTATTGATTCTGTTCTTTTAATCCAATTACCGGCGTTTACTTCATCTAATACTGTATTCATGTCCCAAACACCTGATGCACATTTAGGTGTTGTCTCTTTTATAACTACGATTCCTGAACCACCTGCTTTTCCAACACCACAAGATCTGTTACCACCACCTCCACCACCGCCAGTGTTAGCTGATCCTGCTGTTGCTGCAGTTGATCCTGGACCACCTCCATCTCCTCCACCGCCAGATCCTCCACAACCTTTTGTTGCAGTTCTTGCTGCACCTCCGCCACCACCTGCGTAAGTTACACAACTTCCTGTAATATCGTTTGCTGTTCCTGCTCCACCATTTCCTGCTTTGGGTGCAGCTGCATTTCCTCCTGTAGCACCAGAACCACCACCGCCACCACCACTATCATTTGTACCAGAACTAAATCCATTTCCGCCAGCGTTTCCCTGTGAAGGACTTGTAGAGGGTGTATTCCCTGAACCTCCTGTTTGAGGTGCTTGATTTGATCCTCCACCACCAGAACCACCAGTTGCACCAGCTCCAGGAATAAAAGCACCACCTCCACCACCTGTTGATGTCATGACACCACAAATAACTGAATCACTACCACTTGCACCTACTGGTTTCCCTGTTCCTGGATTAGCACCTTGTGCTCCTCCACCTCCAACAGTTACTGATATTGCTGCCTTTGGTATTGAAACGCAAGTGCCAGTTCTATAACCACCTGCTCCTCCACCACCAGATGAAGCACAATTACCAGAAGCGTCTCCACCTCCAGCTCCACCACCAGCAACAACCATTACTTCTGGTATTGTTGATGTACAGTTTGTTTTTTGAAAAGTTCCTGATGATGTAAAAGATTCAGTTCTTGTACTAGGTGTATTGATAACTTTTGTAGGTCCAATTATTCCGCCATTACCAGCCATAATTTAAACCTCCTACGCGTCGTCTATCGATTCATATGATACGAATAAATCTAGATCAGATGCTGCACCTGCCCCACCTTTAAGTACATCACCTTCCATTAAATAAATTGGAGTATCAAGTAAAACTAACGTTGCGTCA